TTTCTAAACCAGTTCGACATAATGTGCGAAAGCAAGGGCAAAAACCTCGCCAGCATGGAACTGTACAATCAAGCCAAAAGCTATCTCGAGAACAACTAATACATCGGTTGGAAACTCTTAGAGAAGAGCTAGAAGAAAATCCTAATTTAAATGAAGACCGTAAGGTTCGAATTCAAGAGGATATGGCTCGTTACTCTGAGCAACTAAGCAAGTTTTAATATAAGGGCACAAGGCCCTTATATTATTTTGCCGCTTTTGGAGTACGAGGCTTTTTGGCCGCGGGCTTTTTAGCTGCAACTTTTTTAGCTGGTGCTTTTTTAGCTGGAGCAATAGATTCAACAACTGCTTGCGTAGCTTGTTCAGCAACAGGTGTTGGACGTTGAGCAAGAGCAATATCTGATGTATCCTCCCATGATTTTGTCTCCACCTTATACGGTACTTCTGAAACTGTTTCTACTGGTTTGCTACCAAATAGGTTCTTAATAAAATTAATCATGAATGATCTCCTTGTAGATTATTTATAATTAAATATACTACTATATTACATTATGACTGAAAAACTACCAATTATTACTGTAACTTGCTTGAGAGACCTTGCTTTGCTAGATTTACAAGCTCAAGGTGTAAGCCAATATCTTGATACAGAATGCCCTGTATACCTAATAGTAAACGAAGAAAATCCAACGGAATGGAATAATTATTTCAACGAGTATTTGCGCCACTACTACGACAAACATCACTTAACCATATTATACAGAGCAGATTTTGAAGCAGAATGGAATCAGTGGATTCCTAGTCCAATTAATCCATGGGCAGTTGGATGGGAAACACAACAGATACTAAAACTAGCAATAGCCAAGATGATTAATAGTGTCGGTTATGTAATACTCGACAGTCAGAATTTTTTAATACGGGCGTGGAATCCAAACTCATACAATATTGAAAATAATCAACTTCCATATCGCTCTGGACACTTTACAATGCCTTTAGACATCTGGAAGCAATATAGCGATAGTTTAAAAATTGATGTGCCGCTGCCGACATCAGAATCCATGTCAATGTGTACTCCTATCTTTATGCATACTGGATTAGTACAAGGATTATTAGATACACAAAACGGAGTATTGGAATTCAGTAAGTGGTTCAAGTGTGCTAGCAAAACAAAAAGCGAATTTATTTTGTATGCGCTATGGGCTGAAAAAAACAGCGGCATTAGTAAGTGGCATTATAAAGTTGAAGACTACGCTAATCCTTATCTGCGTGATAGCAATAACTTTGAAGCAGACTTTGAGTACTTTATAGGATTTATCGGCGAGCATCGACCACACGTATGGGCTAGTGCTAATCATAGAAGCTGGGGCGATATGACTGACGAACAATATTTAAGATTAAAGACAAAACTATTAGAATATAACTTAGTTCCTCATTTTGACGAATATCGAGCAACATATACAGACATTAAAATCTAAGTGTCAGGCGCCAATTCGCCGGTGAGCTACATTAGCTGTGATGAGAAGAAATAGGGAAAATTCTCAACTTGCGGATCCTTGGATACCCTATTGATCGCCTGACATTTTATTTACACTAAATATTAGACTATGTATAATTTTATCAAATGGACCTTAAACGAAGGCAAAACAACTAAGACATTAGAACAGACTCCGCTGCCTTATGGAAGAACCGAGCTTGGACGTAGTTTAAGTAAGCAATCTCTAGATTATCATTATGGTAAGTTATACAAGGCGTATGTAGATCGCTATAATGCCAGTGAAGGAGATACTGACTTCAACGAGGCGGGTGCGTTTTTACATGATTTATTGTTTACGCAATACCAAGCACCTACAGGTTCTAACAAACCCTCTGGAACATCTGCTGAATTTATAACAAAACATTTTAAAGATTTTGACAAATTCAAAAAAGAATTTGAAAAAACAGCAATGGGTATACAAGGTAGTGGATGGGTTTATCTAGCTCGAGATGGTAAAATTAAAACTATTGTAAACCACGAAATTAAAATGGATGTTGTATTAATAATCGACTGGTGGGAACACGCATGGGTCTTGGACTATCAAGCTGACAAGAAAAGTTACCTTAATAACCAGTGGAAGATTATCAACTGGAACGTTATTAGTTCTCGAATTGGTCTATCGTCTTAAGACTGCTTACAGGCATATCCCAAACCTTACGTGATTCAACTCCCTTTTCCTGGGCAAATCTTTTAGCATCACAGTCGCCACATACATGGTAGTAATTATTGTTTAACCTCTTAGGATCCATGTTACCTTTTTCACGGTTAAACACTCCTTGGCAACAGTCGCAACGAAACACAACCACAGTTTTCTTTCGGTTATATACATGCATTGTACCGTATTTGCTTTTACGATAATGCTGGGTTTGTCTAAATTCTGTTCCTAAGTACATCATGTATTTACTAGTTTACATTAAGGTTATAAAATGTCTTTGATAAATATCATATCGAGGGCACAACGTGATCACAATTTCAGAATCAGCAAAGACAAAAATCAAAGATTTACTCTATGAAGAGGGTAATCCTAACCTAGCATTACGTACATTTGTTCAAGGCGGCGGCTGTAGTGGATTTAGCTATGGTTTCACGTTTGACGAAATAATGAACGAAGACGATTTTGAAATACCCTTAGACGAATTTAAAGTGCTTGTAGATGCGATGAGTATGACATATCTACAAGGGGCAGAAATAGACTACAAGGAAGAGATCATGGGATCTTCTTTTACAATCAAAAACCCAAACGCAAGTACAACTTGCGGTTGCGGATCAAGTTTCGGAGTATAATATAAATGGCAAAGCAAATAATCGATATCGGCGTACAAGGTAATGACGGAACTGGTGACAGTATCCGCGAATCGTTCCGTAAAGTAAATGATAATTTTACAGAGATGTATGCTGTATTTGGCGTAGATGGAGCAATTAACTTTACTAATCTAAGTGATGCTCCAGCTAGTTACGGTGCTGATCAATTAATCATTGCTAACAATGCCGGTAACGGATTAACTGCAAGAACTATTATTGGTGAAGGAGCATTATCCGTTGACCTTACCGATGAAACAGAAATTCGACTAACTGTTGATACTGTTGGACTAGCGTCAGACAACGCACCAAGTTTAGCTAATAGTTTAAATGCTAACGGATTGTCAATTTTCAATTTAGCTGAACCCACTATTGAACGTGCTGGGTTTATTAGAGAGGACAATCCAACTCTTGGAACTGCTGAAGATGTATTTGGCAAAATGGTTATCAATAAAAATTATGCCGATAATCATTATTTACAAGTTGATCAAGGCCAAGTTAGCACAGTTTTACGTGTTCGCGACGAACCAAACTTTCCAAATTTTGAAGATCCAGAGTACGATCCAACCCTAACTGGTAACTATAGTTCAACCGAAGCTGTACAACGTAAATTTATTGTAAGCCGCAAAGGCGATACAATGACTGGGCCGTTAACTCTTAGTGATCACCCAACTCCATTAAGCGGATACGGTACTCCAAACGGAGCCGATGATTTACAAGCCGCTACTAAATTCTATGTTGATAATCAGATTTTCTCAAGTGCGGTAAACTTATTTGTTTCACAAGCAACAGGCGATGATCTGCAACAAAATACTCCTATTGGAAAAGAAGGACGTTTTTGGCAATATGCTTACAAGACTATCGGTGCTGCAGCACTAGCCGCTGAAAACTTAATTGCTCTTGCTAATCAAGAACCTGGACCTTATCGTCAGAAATTAAGTTACACCGTTGGACCCGATCAAACATTTAGTACAATTCTCAGTGCTCCAGTTTTACAAGATGGTAACACTAATGTCGAAGGATATCAAGAAGCGTTTGACTTACTACAGATAAACAAAGCATTTATTCAAGCTGAAACTATTGCTTATATCAACAACAAATATGTTAACTCATTTACATACGATCGAGTAAAGTATCAGACTAACATTGAAAATATTTTAAATGCTGTTGGGGACGATATTGTTTTAGATACAACTTTTAATAGTAATCGTGTAGCTGGTCTTTATTTTGACGGAACTAACGAACTAATATTAGGAACACAATTAAGTCAAACTATTGAATCTATCAAATATGCTCGTGACTTAGTGCTTAATTTTTCATACGACGATACAGCATTAAGTTCTTACATGGGTAAAGTTATTGATGCGCTTAGTTACGACCTAGTTCTTCAATCTAACTATCAGTCTATTCAAGCTGGAATATACTTTAGCTCGGCTGGAACAAGTCTTAGTGTTCCACAAATAGTTGAGATATTAATTGATTTAAAAGATAAAATTGTTGGTAGAACAACTCCGCTACCTGCTGTAGCAGGCATAACATCAGTTAAAACAATTGGTGTTGCAAAAGCATCTATCGAATCTAACATTCTTAATATTATTAATATTATTAGCGGTAACGGATTACCTGAGGTTGTATTTTCTAGCCAACCTGATACAACCACTGGCAAAGCAAGCGCCAGAGATTTATTGCTAAACAATATTTTATTTTTACAAGCAGAAACTGTAGCATTTTTAGGATCTGAATATCCAAATCTAGCATACAATCGTACTGACTACAAACGAAATATTAAGTATATTGTATGGAGTTTAATTTATGACTTCATGTACAGCGGTAATAGTCAAAGCGTATACATTGGATCGACATATTGGAATAATGCTGTTCGACAAATACAAGAATATGAGGTAGTACCATTTACTTCAGTATTAACTTACATTGATACATTAATGGGAGATATTGTTCGAAGTGATAGTCCAGCAACTATCTATCAGCAGAGCGTAAAGCAATATCGTAATGAAACATTACTAAATGGTGGCGACGTAGAAGCCACTATAACTACTAATATTGGTTATATTAAAAATATCATTCAAAACCAATCAAGTGCCCCTACAGTTGTTCAACCATCATTTTCGTCAGCATCATCATTCTTAAAAACTGCTCGAAGCGATATTCAACTAGAAAAGTCAGGATTCCAGGACGACTCTATTACCTATGTTGAAGACAATTTTCCTGTTATTAATGATACTGGAATATTAACATCAATTAGTAACAAATTTCAAGTTGTAATTGACTTACTAACGTTTGATATTAATAGTAGAACTAATACTATAATCAACGAGCCGGCTGGCACTAGTGCGGCTTACATTGACACTAAAGATTTAGCACTGTTAAACGTTAATTATATTGCTGAAGAAACTGCCGCGTGGTTGGCTACGGCCGAACCTACCTATACATTCGATGCTGAAATACTTAAACAACATGTAATCGATTGTGTTGAAGCATCATTATACGATTTGATTTACGGCGGTAATAGCGCATCTTTGCGAAAAGGAACACATTTATTTACAAATAGCGAACTTGGTTACAACACTGGAGATGCTGAATTTATCAGTGCTCTATTATTTGCTTCAGAACTATTAACAAACGATGTTATTCAAAACTTAGCAGGTTCAGCATTTTCAAGCGAACCGCAATTTATTGACGGAGTTGCTTATCCGGCAGCAGGTACTAGCGGTGTTAGTACATTATTATCTAACTCGTTTACAAACATTACAGAAATTGCCGTTGGCAATGAAGGCCCAGCAGTATTAGTTCCAGTACTAACTGGATACAATTCTAGTTTAAGAACTGCAAGAACAATTATTAATCTTAATGCGGCCGGCGGTGGTGGCATTAATATAGCCCAACTAACAACCGATTGGTTGGATGCCAATTATCAAGGCGGCTTTAACTATGATGAAGCTCTTTGCTATCGTGATATTGGATTGATCATCGATGCCATGTCTATCGATATTCTTACCGGCGGTACATATCAAACTATTGGTGCCGGTAAGAGCTATTATAGAAATGCCAGTGCCAGAGCTGTTGCCATTGGAACACAATTAACAGAAACACTCGATGCTATTATATTTGCTAGAGACCTAGCAGTTCAATCATTAGAACAAACAACTGCTAGTCGTTATCAAACATTAGTACAACAAGATTTTAACGAAGGAATTACAGCTAGTCCGTTAGCTGTTCAAGATTTGTTAACCAACATGAACACTATTGTATCTATTATACAAGGCGGTGTTGGTGTTGCTCCTACTCCAACATTTGGTACAGGTATTTGGAATATCTATATTGATAACGGCGGTAACGGGTTTGTTGACCAAGGAGCAACTGGTAACAACGATATTATTCCAGCCAAGGTATTAGTCGGTGTTAATTCTGCTGCCTACGGTACGATTGTAAAATATATACCAGGGGCAACTATTGGCTCTGATATTATTCAAGTTCGATTGACCAAACCTGGATTTTTTGCTATTGGCGAACAAATTGAATTTGGAGAAACTGTTCGAGATGTAAACATTGTTATACAAGTTGAAGCTGGTATTTACTATGAAGATTATCCGATACGTGTGTCGGCAAACGTTTCCGTTCGCGGAGATGAATTCCGTAGAACTATAGTGCGTCCACGTGACAGGGTTAGTCAAAGTCCGTGGCGTAAAATATTCTTCTATCGTGATTCTGTTATAGATGCGTTAGAATTAGGTCCTATTGGCTACAATTTAGATTTTGCATCTAATAGCACAATTAATTTAGGCGGAACTACTAATAAGATTGTAATAACACTTAGCACAGGTCAAGTACCGGCAGCGTGGGTTGGCAAAATACTTATGGACGATTTTGGTTCTGTAGAAGCCACTACNACTACAGCATCTAATAATCGAATAACAACAGATACTCTACACGGTTTTAGTGTTGGTAATCCTGTTATTTTCCGGGGAACAACATTTGGTAATATAAATCCTGGACAGGTTTATTATGTTCTAACTACGCCAACTACATCTTCATTTACATTATCTACTAAGAAAAATTCTACTACNGNNGTTACATTAGCCGATGATTCTGGTAGTGTATTAGTCATGCGTTCTGATCGCAGAGGTAAAGCAGTTGTTGACAGTGTGTCCGGTAACTTTATGAATTGTAGTGTTATCTATCCTTTCAATGAAGCTGGAAATCTTGTTGCTGGTGAGTGGCATTTATATGACCCAACTAACTATGGTAGACATTACTTAACAAACCCATTAGATGTCACTGCAGAAGCAAAGAATAATAAAGAAATTGATGTTTTTATAACTAACGATGCTGTTCGTATTAGTAACCTAACTATGCAAGGACATGGCGGTTTTGCCATGGTACTTGACCCAGAAGGTCAAATTAAAACAAAATCCCCTTACGGACAAGTTTGTACATCGTTCTCTCAATCAATTAACCGCAAACGTTTTGCCGGTGGACAATTTGTTGACGGATTTACTGGACGCTTACGCGGTACAATTACTGCTATCGAATATGACGGCATTGAAAACTTTGACTTAACTAATATCACTTTTGGAAGTGGTTATGCTCCAATAGCTAACAGCTATACATACACCAATGTTCCTGTCCAAGGATTAACTGCCACTGCTTCGGGTACAAATGCTACAGGTGATTGGATTCGTTTAAATACCACTACTAATTTTACAGTTGGCAGTGCTATTAGATTTACTGGAACTGCATTTGGTAATTTAGAATCAGGTACATTATTTTATATTGCTGAAATTGATACTCTTAATAACGATATTAAGATTAGTAGAACCCAAGGCGGCGATTTTCTAGAATTAACTACTGCCAGCGGATCAATGTCTGTAGTAACAGGCGGCCTCGGCGCAACTGCTGATATCACAGTTATTAACGGTATTGTAACAAACGTTATACGCAATACTACTGGCGAATATTATAAAACAGGCGAGTATATCACTGTTAACGCAAGCGACTTGACTATAGATTTTACTGGAGATACTACAAGCGGTAATGCTGTTATTAGCAATGTTAGTAGTTTATCTGGATTAACTATCGGTGATCAAGTTAGCGGAACAGGAATTCCTGTTGGCTCAACAATTACGTTTATTAATGAAACTGCGTCTAGTATTACTATTAACAATACTGCAACAGCAACTGGTGCTGCAGTATCCTTAGTCTACGGCGGTACTGGAAGCGGTTTTAAAATACCAATTTTTGGTGTTAACGGTAAAGGTCAAATTGTTACTGTTGTTGGTGAAGTTAACAGCGGACTAGATGTTCGTCCGCCAGAACCACCATGCGCATTCTTTGTGGAAGGCGGACGTTATCAAATTAATGATATTGTAAGTTTTAATGCATCGACTGCTACAGTAGTTTTAAAATTAGATTCAGCAACACCATATAATGCCGCTGGCGCATATGATAACCAAATATGTTCTCGAGATGTTGGATATATTTTAGATGCGGTCAGTTACGACTTAGTCCTTGGTTCAAATTATCAAGCAACCAAAGCAGGTATTTCCTACACTAGAGGAACTGCTAGTGTAGTGCTTACCAGTCAAAAGGGCCAAACATTAGCTGGCTTAAACAAAGCAAGAGATTTAGCTCTTGGTGCGTTGACCGATGTTGGAGCTGAAGCTAGTCTTGCAAATAGCATGGCTACTATTAACATTATTGTTGAGCAAGGCGTAACTGCAGCTCCAACTTTAGTGTATCCTTCAAGTACATCAACTTCCACTGAAGCTGAAAATTTACGTGATAATTTAATTGCTAACAGATTATTCTTAACTAGCGAAATCGTTTCATTCATTGCTTCAACATATAATTTAAAAAATTATCCATCATACAACGCAGTTAAGGCGGCACGTGATACTGGTTATGTAGTCGACGCTATGATATACGATATTGTATACGGCGGCAACTCTATGACGTATGATGAAGCATTATCATATTATAGTTTTGGAATTAGTTATCTTACGCTTGGTATAGCTCCGGTGTATGTTGCTGCCATGGAACGATTAAAAGTCGTTGCTAGACAAGTTGCGTTAGGAACTACAGTAACTAAATCTGCTGGTAATAATATTGCTCAAGAAATTGACGCAGGATTAAACATTCTTAATACTGATCCTGAATATACACAGATCGGAACATTAATCGATATTGTTAAAGACTACATGCTCGACGGTGACTTTGATGTAGGCACGTCAAGAACTACTCCTACAATATCTGGAGAAAACGCAACACTATTAGCAGAACGACTAGTAATCCAAGGCGCTAAATCAACGATTCAAACTAGCGTTGTGAGTTATCTAAATGACGGCGGCGGTTTAAGAATTAATATTGAAATGGGCGGTAACAAGTCCATGCTAGCCAATGACTTTGCTATGATTAACGACTTAGGTTATGCTATTGTTTGTACCAACGGCGGCGTGTCAGAACAAGTTTCAACATTTACATACTACTGTCATACTCACTACTGGGCTAACAACGGTGGACAGATTCGTTCGGTAGCTGGTTCAAACGCTCACGGTACATACGGTCTACGTGCTACAGGATTTGACGTAACTGAAAAACCAGACGCAGTTAACCTTGCTTACGATATGGTGCAAGTTGCTCGTGTTTACAAGTCGGGCCAGTTTGCTAGTGATATGACTCCTACTATAAACAAACAAGCATTGAGCGTGTTTATTTACGGTTATAGTTACATTCCGACTAACACTACCGAATTAGAAATTGATCATGGTATTGCTGGTGGTGGTATTACAAGATACGAAGTTAGTAGCGTTGAACATACAGTAGTTACTATCGGCGGACAAAATATTCTTAAATTGAATTTAAGTTCAGCAGGTAATAATGGAACATCGTCAGTTGGTCTAGCAAATGCGTTGTATGACGGCCAAATGGTAACTCTTCGCGCTTTACAAAACATCAAGTTCAATAATATTGCTAACGTTAACCCAACTCGTCCATCAACTGCGTTACAATATACTGACAACTTGGCAGACATTTATCGTGTCCTTGCTTACAACTTAAACGAAGCCACTGGCGAATTATTGCCAAATAATGTTTCAATACTAGGTAGTGATGCTTCGTTTAACTATTATAAATTTGTTACAGATTTAAATAACATTACTTCTCTTGATTACGACGAAGCATTAGATGTTACTGGTGTAAGTGGTAGTGGTTCAACCGTTACTGTTACATTTGCTACGCAAGAATCTGCTCCGTATGCGGTTGGAGATTTTATTACCTTACAAAATGTAGTAAACACCGGGCCTGTTACTACTTTGTATAACGGTGCGTATCGAGTTACAAATTGTACAACCACTCAGGTACAGTTTGCTAGTACACAAACTGCAACTTATGAATCAGGCGGCTTAGTTGGAACTAAAACACAAGGTTCGAGAGTCGGCGATAATAAAATAGCTGTACTTGAAATTAGTCAAGCAACAACAATTAACCAAATTAATAAAGGCACCTATGTTACTGGATGGCACGGACGTACTCATTTAGTAACTAGTTACACTGTTCCATTCAAAATTGCTCAAGGTAACGCATTTGCTTGGACTAGCGGAACTAAAACATTAACTCTTAATGCTGTGTCTGGAACTATTGAAGTAGGCGATATTATAACAGGAACCGGTTTCCCAACAGACGGAAGTGTTACTGTTGAAAGTGTTACTAGTGCTAGTATATTGTCTACAATTTATTACTATGTAGTAACAAATATTACTACAGGAATTACTGTACCGTCTGGTACTATTGTGTTTGGCACTGACAGAAATGGTTGGTTAAACATTGCTTCAAACAGTATTAGTAATATTGTCGGTGATGGAACTGAGATTCCTGCGTTGTCATACGTAAGCAAAGTTGTTCCAGAAGAAGGATATACATTAGTTACATACAATGTAGCATGGACTCCTGAAACTCTTCCAATTTCTGATAACTGGTACAAACTTGCCGGGCAATCAAATTTAAATTATAACTACTGGCGTCAAGTATCAAATGTTGTTAGCGAAACTTTAGTTTCAGTGTCGGATGTTACTGGATTAAATTCTGGTATGATTGTAACTGCTGTCGGAACACCAACTGCTTACATTCCGGCAAATGCTATTATTCAAAATGTTGATGCTACAACAAATACATTTACAGTTAGTCCAGCATGTTGGGTTCCGGTAGGTACTGTTGTAAGTTCAACAGTTGTTGCTACCGTAGCAAGTATTACCATTACTAATGGCGGAACTAATTACACTACACCGCCAGTTATTACAATAGGTGGCACACCAGGCGCAACAGCGAATGATCCGTTCGTAGCACAAAACGGTGAGACTGCTCAAGCATTTGCAACTTGTACAATTGCAGGCGGAAGTATTGATACTGTTACATTAGTAAGTCCAGGATACGGATTCACTAGTGTTCCAACAATTTATCTAAGTGCAGGCGATGCTGTACTAACAGTTGTATTAACTGCTACTGCTACTGTTAATACTACTGCCCAAGCTGGTATTTCGAGAAATCAAATTACAGTGGCATACGACAGCAACCCTGGTACATTTAACGTAGACGACGTAGCAGTAATAACTGGTGCTATTGCCGATACTGTGGGAGGCACCCTTGCTGGTACTGTATTAAATGTACTAACAGTTACTTCTGGTACACTAAGAGTTGGTATGCGAATCATAGGAACCGGAATTACTGCGGGAACTTATATTTCAGCATTAGGTACAGGTACAGGTGGCACAGGTACATATACTATTAACAACAGTCAACTTATAACGTCTCGAACATTAACTGCTAGAGTTGTGGCAACTGGGTTTACTAGTAAAGTCGGGCCAGCTGTATTTCAAGGTAGCATTGCTTCCACAACATTAACAGTATCAAGTGTTACATCTGGAACTATTGCTATAGGACAAAAGATTACAGGCATCGGTGTTGCTTCTAACACGTATATTACTGCCGGCAGTGGATTATCTTGGACGGTTAATAATACTCAAACAGTTGGCGCTGGAACTTCATTTGCGGCCCGATATGCAGTTGAACTAGCACTTACTGGTCAAACAACTGCGCCAACAGCAAATGAATGGTATAGTATTTCAGGCAGCAATAATCCGTTATACAATGGACTACACTATGCGGCTAAAACTACAACTACTGGTATCACACTAGCATTTGATTATGATCCAGGAACATGGAACCCGGCAATTACTATTAGTTTACAAACTGATAAAACAGAAACCGATGGTATATTCTATGTAACATATGAGATTCCAGAACAAAATACAGGACTACCAGAAGCTGGAACATACTGGACTGTAACAGGTAACGCTACTACTGCTTACAACGGAACATTTACTGTTAGTGAATCAACTAGTACAACTATTGTATTAGCATACCCTACTGATCCAGGAGCATACGGAGTCGGTACTACATCATTAACTCCTGTAGTGTTTATACAGAAAGAATTGTTAAGCGGTACCACTAGTCAGCTTGGACTTAGCAAACCGTTTGCTAGCGATTCGGCAGCAACTTTACGTGTAGGTTACCCTGCTGGAAGTTCAGCACAAATTACAACACGTATTAGTACTTGTCGTGCTACAGGACATGACTTCTTAGACATCGGTACTGGTAGTTACTCAACTACTAACTATCCGTATCAAATTTATGGTAATCCAACACAGTCACGCCAACAAGCTAACGAAGTTTACGAAGAAGGCGTTGGACGCTGTTTCTATGTAACATCAGACCAAAATGGTATTTTCCGTGTAGGTCGATTCTTTACAGTTGACCAGGGTACTGGTACTGTTACATTCTCAGCGTCAATTGCGTTGAGTAACTTAGACGGTATTGGATTTAAGCGCGGTGTTGTTGTAAGTGAGTTCTCAACAGATAGCTCAATGACTAACAACGCACCTGAAATTGTTCCAGTACAATCAGCAACTCGTGGTTATATTGACAAACGTTTAGGCTTAGACCACGGTGGCGGCCCAGTTGCGTTAAGCAACTTAATTGGGCCAGGTTTTCTAGCATTGAATGGTGCGTTAACCATGAAAGGTAATCTTAACATGGGTACGTTTGCTATTACTAACGTAGCAACCCCATTGATTACTGATTCGGGTAATAATGCCGCAAACAAAACATACGTTGATACAGCAATTGCAACGTTCGACGAGTTTGAAGAATTGCGTGATGTTCAGTGGGTCAATCTTGCTGAAGGTGAAATACCAGTATATGACCAAAGCAAAATTTTAAATGTAATTGGTGGAATTGGTAACGGTACTTCAATAACATTGAATTTTACAGCAGAGGCAACTATACCTTATCCAGTAGGTTCGATTGTTGTTGTTGCAGGCATTAGCCCTGGTACATACAACGGAACTTACATTGTTAGTGATGCTACTGTTAGTAGTATCACTTATCAAAGTACCATTACTACTCCGTACGCCACTGGAGGCACTGTCAAGGCTAACAAGTGGAGAAACATTCAGTTACCTAACGATAGTGTAACTAGCGATGTGTTGTTAACTTATAACGGAACTACTGGCAAAATTACCAGTGCTATTCAATCTGGTAAGATTGTCAACAGCATGGTTAGTGGTACAGCGGCCATTGCTCAAAGCAAGTTGGACATGTTTATTGCTACTACTCGTGTTAATGCCACTGGCATTACTCAAGCGGAAAGAGGACTTGCTAGCTTTAAGAGCATTGAATTCCAAGCAACTAACGGATGGATTGAACTTAAAACCTCAACCAGCAATTCAACAGGTGTGCTACACACCAAGTTACAATGGATGAGTCAAGGCACTGTAATCGGACGAGCAGCCACAGCAGGTACCGGCGCCGCAGGCGAAGTTTCGTTTGGTGACGTTGTTGCTAGTGGAGACGGTATTAAAAATGCTGGCTTCTCAGCAAGTGGCGCAATGACTGTAAACTACGACGGTGCTAGTACAACAAATAATAGTTACGCTGTTACAGCAATTAGTACTACTGGAGCTGCCAATAGTTTAACTAAAACTGACGGAAGTAGTAATCTAAATATCGCAGGCGGNTNNATTAACGCAACAGCGTTACGTGTTAGCACAAATAAAATAATTGATGTTAATACCGGTACTAATACTGTTCAGTTATATACCCCAGGGTTGTGGAACTTCTTATCTAGTACAGGTACTGACGGTTCTAATACTACAACTACTATAACCGGTACGTTAAATGTTACAAGTGGAACATTAAAATCAACAACACTAAACGCTGGGTCGGCTGCTACTGCTGGTACATTGACAGGTAACTGGACAATGGCTGGAGCAAGTAACTTGACTTTAGGTTCAGGTACTGCTGACTTTACTGGTGGTAACTTTAAAACAGATACAATCAGTACTGGAGCAGATACAACAGCAGGTACTATCCAAGGGTACTGGAGTTTAACTGGTTCAAGTCGTTTACAAGCAACCTACGCTGACTTAGCAGAATACTACGAAGGTGACAGAGAATACAAGCCAGGAATGGTTTTAGTATTTGGAGGTGATAAAGAAGTTACTACAACTGGACAAATGAACGATACTAGAGTAGCAGGCGTTGTTACAACTAACCCAGCTTACGTAATGAACGGGGAACAAACAGGTATTAAAGTTTGTATTGCGCTAGCAGGACGAGTACCGTGTTGGGTAGTTGGGCGGGTTAAGAAAGGTGACTTGTTAACTACAGCAACTACATCAGGATGTGCTATGAAAGCAATTAATCCTACACTAGGCTCAATTGTTGGTAAGGCACTTGAAGATAAAGATAGCGGCGAAGCTGGTATCATACAAATTGCTGTAGGGAGAGCATAATGGCTAGACTTAATATTAACATTGGAACTACGGCAAATGATCGCACAGGCGATCCGTTACGTGCGGCATTTGAAAAAGTTAATTCTAACTTTATTGAGTTATATACTAGCTCTACTCAAGTACAAAGCGATTGGAATGCAGTTACCGGATTAGGAGTCATACTTAACAAACCAACTATTCCAGCAGCGCAAGTACAAAGCGATTGGAATGCAGTTACTGGATTAGGTGTTATTCTTAATAAGCCAACCATATTAACTAGTCTCGATCGTCTTACTAATGGCAGTAATGTAGTTGTTTTAGGAAGCAGTGGCACATTAACATTACCACTAAGCGGAACTATAGATAACTATCTAGATATAACTACTAGTCAATCTATAGAATTAACACCTAACAATCTAAGCCAAACAACTGCAACTATTATCGTGGATAAGAACGGGCCGCCCAATGCTCAGTGGGCAACTGTACAGGTAGGATGGACCATCACTGTAGGACTTGTTACTAGAACTGTAGCTTCGATTACTGAAGAATTAACAACTGTAAGTTTTGTATTAAATGGCACTGTTGCATTACCTATGACAGGGAGTGTTATATTTCAATCTCTAGGAACGCCATCACTAGCAATTACTCCAAACGGTACAACAGCTTGGACGTTTAGTTCAGATGGTGCATTATCTTATCCCAACGGTGCTTTACAACAAGACACCGGTGCTATTAACTGTCAGGGCAATGCCAGCACTGTAGTTTTCACAGCGACAGGTGTAAGTGTACACACTATACGATTGTTAATACAAGTTGAAGGTATTGAAGGTATAGGTAGTATTATGGACACACAAGCATGTGAAATGATCGTAGCTAAAAGTTTTAGAGCCGATGACATAGCCGCGAGTGTTTATGGGATTGTGTATACCAGCGTAGCACCTTTGGCAACATTTACAGCACTATGGAACGGACTGACCAGCAGAATAGAAGTACTGTGTACTACACCCGGTGCTAACGGCGTAAATGTTAAGATATTCGCTACAGAAATTACAACATCAGATTAACGGTAAATATACTAAACGGAGCAGAACATGGCGATACAAACAATTAATGTAGGCGGATATGCTAATGATGGCACAGGCGATGATTTACGCACGGCTTTTGAGAAAGTTAATGCTAATTTTGCTACATTAGGAACTTCAGGGCCAGTACAAGACGGCGTTAACCTCGGCGCAGGTGTTGCTGTATTTGCGCAAAGAAATNCTATAGATCCCGAGTTAGAATTTAAAACACTGACTAGTACAGATAGTAGTGTTGAAATTACCAGCACAACAACTACAGTAAATTTAAAAAATAAATCAACATTAGTTAACGATCCTAATCCTACGTTAGGAGCAGATTTAAAATTAAACGGACACAAGATTACGCTAGGAACAATAGGAGGTGGTGATATAGAAACTCCAGTTTTTGGCATTGATGTCAGAAATTTAAATGCTCTTATCTCCTTAATGATTACTTCAAATTCTGTGTCGCTGGATTTTGGTTCTATTTTAATTAACATACCTGGAGTTCCAGATCCTGCAAATGTAACTGTTGATATGAACGGTGTTAATCCAGACTTTGGCGGTTTTAGTGTGGCAGATCCATCGGGGTCATCATTGGACTTCGGAACCATTGTTTAAATAACTGAGAGCATAAATGTCGCTACAAATATGGACTAAATTATCAGGCTACAATTTTGGGGCCGAACCAGGAAGAAATGAATCTGTTAATTCAGGTAACTTTGTTGTTGGGAACCAATACATCATTGTCAGTGTAGGTACTACAGATTTTAAAAAAATTGGCGCACCGTTTAACACCGTTGGTACATTATTTACAGCTACTAATAGTGGCGCTGGTGCCGGGCCGTCGATACAAAATCTAAATAATACTATTGTAGAAACAGCAGGGTCCGGAGTTGCGTCTAAAATAGCATTTCTAGAGCGCCGGCAACTTGAATTGGCACTACCAGTAAATAGTACTCCAGGAGTTACATATTCTGTAATTTCAGGAAAGCTACCGCCAGGTGTACGTTTAGACAACGGTTCTATTATTGGTAGTCCGTTCGAAGTTCCTAGAATTACAGATTTTGCTTTTTGTATCAGGGCTAGTAAAGCTGGACAAATATCAGATAGAACTTTTACTATCACTGTAGAAGGCGAAGATATCCCTGAGTTCATTACTCCTGAAGGATTATTATCATTAGGAGATCCTGGCGAGTTATTTGTTATTGATAGTACGTATGTAGATTATCAAATAGAAGCATTAGACGCAGATACAGCAACGGGACAACGATTAAGTTATTTCATCGATCGTGACGGCGGCGCTTTACCTCCAGGGTTAGTGTTAACAGATGACGGTCGGATTGTTGGATTTGTTCAGCCTACTTTAGCAATCACTCCTGCTGACGGCGATGGCACTTATGATAATAGTTTCTATGACGGTGTAGCATTTGACTTTGCGTTTGTACCAACTAACGGTTATGACAGTTATATATACGATACTGTATTTTTTGATTTTGCTTTACAAAGCAACAGACCAAAAAAATTAAACAGAACATATCAATTTACGGTCACTGTTACCGATGGCGATTCTTTTACCAAAAGAACATTTAAAATATTTGTTGTAGGTGATGATTTTTTCCGTGCTGACAATACTACTTGGTTAGATGGTAACAGTATGTTTACTGCTGACGTTACTTACTTGCGTCCGCCCATGTGGTTAACTAGTAGTTACTTAGGGCTATACAGAGCAAATAATTATATCACCTTAATACTAGATACGTACGATACAGAAAATATAATTTACAATCTAGAACAAGTTAACGCCGATTGTCGGGCAACAACACGTCGTAGATTAGAAGCTGATAATATTATTGGTAGTTACACTATTACTACCACGTTAACAACGATTGCTCCAACCGTTGGGCATTTTTTAATATTCAACGGTTCTACTATAATTAATAGAGTGGATAATGTTAGCTATCTAGGTAATGGTGAATATCGTTTAACAGTTTATTATCCACTGGATGTTAATCTAGAAAACGGTGTTGAATTCTTAATCGGAACATTAAGTGTTATACCGCCTGGTATGCAATTTGATGAAAATAATGCCGAAATACACGGACTAGTACCGTATCAACCTGCTGTAACTAAAAATTATAAGTTTACTGTAACAGCAACTCGAATCAGCGACAAGGGTGAAAGATCTAGTACTCCAAAAATATTTACTGTAGATTTACTCGGTGAAGTTGACAGCGTACTTACATGGAATACTCCTACAGATTTAGGANTCATTAATGCTAATTTTATTTCTACATTAAGTGTTAGCGCAACCAGTACCGTTACAGGTGCCACACTTCTTTACACAAAGACTAGTGGNCGCCTGCCGCCAGGACTAAGTTTAGATTTAGACGGAGAAATAGTTGGTAAAGTTAATCAGTACGGATTAATTGTTGACAATATATTAGTTAACCCAGGACTAACAACATTTGATTTTAACGCTGGCAGAACAACATTTGACGGTGCTACAACTAGTGTAGATCGTGTGTACGAATTTACAGTAGAGGCTAGAGATCAATTTGGATACAGCGCAATTAGCAAAACATTCTTTATTACTATAGATACTCCAAACGAATTAATCTATAGCAACATTAAGGTTAGACCATTCCTAAAAACTGAACAACGTATATTGTGGCGCAATTTTATTGATAATACCTCCGTGTTTACTCCGTTAAGCATTTACAGAACTAACGATCCAAATTTTGGATTACAACAAGAATTATCCATGTTAGTGTATGCTGGTATTGAAACTCGCGATGCGGCCGCCTATATTAGTGCGATGGGTTTAAATCACAAGAAAAAGAGATTTAAATTTGGAACTGTACAAAAAGCAACTGCGTTTGTTCCTGGAACTAATACAGCCGTGTACGAGGTTATATATATCAGCATGTTAGATCCGTTAGAACCTAACGGAAAACGATTACCAACTAAAGTAGGACAACTAACTTTGCAACCTGACAGTATTACCATAGACTCTAGTAATAGTATTTGGAGTAGATCTATCGGTGACTTATCTGCTGATGCTCCTGGTTCGGAGAGGCCAGAGCCGATTATCACTGTTGATAGTCGAGGATACGAAGTTTCAAATCCAAATGTTAATGAGTATTTTCCAAATAGTATTAGTATTTGGAGAGAAAGATTAAAGAATTGGAGTGATAAAGACGGCAGCGGAAATACTATTTCGTTTGCTAATGAACGTAATTATTTGCCGCTTTGGATGCGCAGTATTCAACCTGGTACTAGAAAAGAATTAGACTTTCAACTAGCAGTACCTATTTGCTACTGTAAAGTAGGAACAGCAGACGACATTATATTAAATATAAAGAATTATATAAACACTACAAATTTTAGCTTTAATCAGCTTGATTATACTGCCGATCGTTACATAATAGATTCCGTTGAGGGTCTAACGGCAGATAAATACCTTATATTCAGAAATGATAGGATAACCATATGAGCAGTCAAATAGACAACGAAAACATCGATAGTACGTACCCTGTAGCAGGACAAGATAACGATAGCCAAGGCTTTCGTGATAATTTTGCCTCGATAAAAGCTAATTTTGGCTACACTAAAACTGAAATCGAAGACTTACAAAGTAAAGCTATATTAAAGAGTGCTCTAACAGGCAGTACTTTAAGTAACGATTTAGGCGGAAGTAACATCTCCAACGGAACGTTAACTAATGTTCACGGAACTTCATATTCGCAAACTATTCAAACTACTGGCGATATTAACATTGCCAACGGTTCGTTGCAAGTGTTTGCAGTCAACGATGACGCTACCTTAACATTTAAAGATTGGCCGGTAACTGGCAAGTACGCTAATGTAAGAATTCATTTAAGAAGCGGAGTATCAGCTATAAGTGTTGGAAACGATGTAGTAGTTGGCAGACGTTATACCATCGACCAAGTTAGCAATACTAATTTTGTAAACATGGGGGCTACTCCAACTGCTGTATTTGTCGGTGGCATTACCGGTACTACCTTAACTGTTAGTTCAATTACTAGCGGAACATTAACAACTAATACTTATATTTCAGGTAATTCAGTAACTGGCGGAACTAAAATTGTATTTACAGGTGTTGAAAATCCCGGATCATTAACCGGTACCGGGGGTACTGGCACATATACTGTGTCAGTAACTTATCCAGTAGCTGTAACAAGTACAGCAATGACCGGTATGACTCCCGGAGTTATATTTGAAGCAACTAGTAAAGGGTCAGGCGGCGGAACTGTTAAAAAATGGATTGAAGTTTCATTACAAACTGAAGGGCCTGGAGAAGTTATTGCAGCTTCTGAATTTGCTGTACCGTTAATACTGAATCCAAATCAGACACATCAAGCAATAGAAGCGTGGTCATATACTGACTCTCCTAGAAAAGTTTATTTAGGATACATTGGCAATTTAGANCCNAATGAAATTAATTATACCGCATTAAATATNGGTACGTTACACGCACAAGAAACAACAGTATCGGATTCGACAGATACTGGAGCAGTTGTAGTAGCAGGCGGCGTAGGTGTAGGTGGCAATCTAAATGTAGGTGGCAACGTTAATATATCTGGTAACTTATCAGTTGATGGAGCCAGCGTACTAACAACTAGTTCGGTAACTATTACTGATATCGGTGATATACAAAATGTCAACATTGTCGATCCAAGACAAGGTGATAGTTTACGATACGACCCAACTGGTGCTGGCACNTGGACCAATACTGCTGATTTAATTGAAATNGATGTAACTGTACCTAACGTTACTACCGATGTGTTTAACTTTAACGGCACTCCTATTACTACAGCNGGATTAAAATTTGCTATTGGCAAAAAATATCGATTTAATTTAGAAAATTTATCTACAACAAGTGGCCAAGGATTAGCATTTTCGACAACACCAGAAATAGCGCCAAGTGGGCTTGGCATTGTTCCGTTTACTGGAGAAGAAAACGGTGTATATTCCAGCGGTACTCCTGGCGCTCCTGGCTCATATATTGAAATTTTTGTAACTGAAAATACCCCAGGACCGTTATATGTATATGTGTCAGATTTTGCTACATACGGTCATACAGCAGGTGCGGCGTGGCCAATTCAAGTAGGTAATAGTCCTGTACTAGTAGTAGGNGATTATGCCCCNACTGGTACTGAATCTATCATTGTTNATACATCTACTTCAGCTGTAGAAATTACATTGCCATCGAATCCACAATTAGGTACAACAATTACAGTTGTCGATAATGGCAATGCTGGAAATAATAATATTACAATAGTGCCGCCGAGCAGTGTTAGTATTAACGGCGAAACATACTCAGGAGCAGGCACAGGCATTGTTATTGCTGGCAACTATGGCGGCTTAACGTTAGTTAGTGACGGTACTAATTGGACAGCACTACGATTAAGTTTCAACGGTAGCGATGATGTAGCTGACGGAGAAGCTATTAATTTAAACACTGCAGTTAGCTATTTTGCTACTGAAGGAGATGAAACTTCAACATTGGCAGCAGGCACCGAAGGACAAGTTAAAACTCTTGTAATGTCTGCGTATGTTGGTTCTATGACTGTTAACGTTAGCAACGCAGGCTGGCTTGTTGGTAGTGGTGCCGGTGACATTGTGTTTGACCAAAAAGGCGACTCGTGTACTTTACAATTTATTAACAATGCGTGGTATATAGTTAGTAATAGCGGTTGTGGATTTGGNAATACTATTCCGGTATTCGCTGCAGCTATTCCAAGTACCGCTTCGGCAACCGGCAAAGCTGGCTTGATAGCATATGATTCTAACTACCTGTATATTTGTATCGCTACTAACACATGGAAACGAGTTGCTCTTGCTACTTGGCCATAATTATGCATCCATTAGTCGATAACCTGTCTGCTTTAAAAACTTCCGAGTTGGAAAATAAAATTAATGAATTAACTCGAAAATACTTTTCAACACATAACTTTGAAGTTCAACAACAAATTGTTATGGTGTTGGAAAGTTATAAATCTGAAATGAGCAGACGACAGCAAGCAGATTACGAGAAAATGATAAATTCTCGTAATAAAGACCTTGACAAACTTATTAATGTAAGTTAAAATATAGGCTATGCGCCTAGACAAGTACAGTAATCCTATATTTTCAGAACAAGATTTATTTGATGCCTTATATCAAAAGCATCAATTNGACGTCAANGACACCATGCTTGTTGAGCGTACAGAATCTATTAAACAATTAGAAACCCANTTAGGNTTCAATTTTCTCGAACCCTACGAAACNCATTATGANATAGCTGACTATGATTCGGCTTGCCAATCAAATTGGCTTATGCCCGAAGAATACAAAATGTTAGATATTGAAGCATGGATTTGGGAGAAAACTCCGCCGTGGGATCCGCAACATACTAGAGTCCAAGAAGAGTTAGAAGCATACAAAGCAAGAAACATGCTAGACTTACTACGATGGCTTAAATATTTTGTAGATACTTGCTCAAAAGAAAATATTGTTTGGGGGCTAGGACGAGGATCTAGTGTGGCAAGTTATATACTATTTTTAATTGGTGTTCATAATATAGACAGCATCAAATATAATTTAGACTGGCAGGAATTCCTGAGATAAGTACTACTATAATCGAGGAGATTAATATGGCAATGAAAGAACAACAAAGACAAGTTTACCGCTCAATGCAAGGCAAAGAAGTTGACATGGGCAAACTAGTTATGCAAAACGAAATGACTATGGCAGTGGGCAATGTAAAGGTTAATGCTCGCGGAGACGAATTAGGCCCAGGTGGCAAAATTATCAAAAAGCGTGAAGATACCCTGCGTGAGGTNGCTCCAAAATCAGCACCTCAAAAGAATGTGTCAGACATGGACCCTGAAGGTAAAGAATGAAAGCTCAAGCAAGTAAACTTAGACCAATTCAAGCGCATATCTTAGTTAGAGATATGAATTTTGGAGAGCAAAAGTCAGCAGGCGGAATTGTAATACGTAGCGACGACGGCAAATCAGAAGGAGTTAAGCCCCGATGGTGCCGTGTATTTGCTGTTGGCCCNGAACAAAAAGATGTCAAAGCTGGCGAGTGGATNTTAGTAGAGCACGGCCGTTGGACTCGCGGTTTAGAAGTCGAAGAAGACGATGGCACTAAATTTACCATTTGGCGTGTTGATAACACTGGCATTCTAATGTCATCAGATGAAAAGCCGGCGGGTCTTGAATTTGGAGTGTTTACTACTGCGGCACACGGTTCAGTACACAGTCCCGAAGACTTTGTTCATATGAGATAGTTAGTCACTAGTTCGAGTAAAATAGGCCTTGACATAGGCCTATTTTCACCTTTATAATACTAACATAAAGGAGATCTTGTATGTTTTATGTTACTGTAATTTTGACCATAATGGCTATTTACTTTGCCAATAAAGAATATAACAACAACAATATTAAGATGGCAATGTTTTGGTCATTGTTACTCGGATGGGATCTCCAGGTGTTGCTATCATCATTACTATAAGGAGTCATCATGAACGAATACGAACAAAATATTGAAATTATGAAGGATCTACGCAATCGAATAGATGCTGTATTATCCACTTCATCTACCGATACAAAAAGATTATCAATTCCTGATCCGTTAAAACACAAATATATCAGTTTTGTCAAAAGTGGATTTCGCATTTTAGCAGGCATATCATTATGTTTTGGCGAATTTATAATTGCCGGAGTATTGTTAATTGTTGCCGAGTTGCTAGGAGTCGCCGAGGAACTTGTGTGAGAAACATTGCGCTAGTAGATGCCGTTATCCAATTACACGACATTGCTAGACTAGTTGGTGAAGAAATTGGCATAGGTCAGTTACACGACGACATTCGTAACTGCGCTGATAGATTACATGAATGCTCGCTTTTTGACAGTAGAAATAGTACAATAACACAAGACATTATTAATAAGGCAAAAGAATGAAAGAACTATGGGTAGAGAAATACCGTCCTAGCAAGATTGACGGTTACGTATTTAGAGATGCTCATCAAAAAAGTCAAGTTGAATCTTGGATTAAGCAAGGTACTATTCCACACTTGTTGTTTAGTGGTAATGCTGGCATTGGTAAAACTACCCTTGCTAAAATTTTGTTTAACGAGTTAGATCTTAATCCGTTAGATGTACTAGAAATTAATGCGTCACGTACAAACTCAGTTGAAGATGTGCGTGATAAGATTGTAAACTTTGTCCAAATGATTCCGTTTGGTGATTTTAAGGTAGTACTACTAGATGAAGCAGATTATTTGTCGCCTAACGCACAAGCCGCCTTACGTGGGGTTATGGAAGAGTATCACACAACCGCTAGATTTATTCTTACTTGTAATTATCCTAACCGTATTATTCCTGCCCTTCATAGCAGATGTCAAGGATTCCATATCGAACGGGTTGATATCGCTGAGTTTACTGCTCGCGTGGCTACTATTCTTATGGAGGAATCTGTAGAATTTGATCTTGATACACTAGATACATTTGTCAAAGCAACTTATCCAGACTTGCGTAAGTGTATCAACACAGTACAGATGAACAGTTTGGACAAAGTATTACATAGTCCAGAAAAGGGTGATAGTGGTCAAGCAGATTATAAACTTGAAATGGTACAGCTATTTAAGGCAGGTAAGATTTCAGAAGCACGTAAACTAATTTGTAGCCAAGCTCGTCCAGAAGAAATGGAAGAAATTTATCGCTGGTTGTATGATAATATTGCTATCTTTGGTGATGAAGAAAAACAAAACAAAGCTATCCTTATTATTAAGCAAGGCCTAGTTGATCATACATTGGTTATCGATGTTGAAATTAACCTTGCGGCTACTTTAATCAGATTGGCAATGCTGTGAAAGAAAAGTTAAAACTAGCATACATGAAAACTGCGGAGACATTCGCAGAGCTCAGTCATGCTCGTCGTTTACACGTCGGTGCTATTGTAGTTAAGGATGATAGAATTATTTCTATTGGCTATAACGGTATGCCTAGCGGTTGGGATAACAACTGTGAAGATGAAATAGTTGTTGCTGTCGTTGACGGCAATCCACAACGAGAGATTAAAGAACTTAAATCAAAACCAGAGGTACTACATGCAGAAACTAATGCTATCGCTAAATTGGCNAAATCTACTGAAAGCGGACACAGGGCCGTATTGTTTGTTACTCATAGTCCTTGCTTGGATTGTTCCAAACTTATATATCAGTCTGGGATTGATAGCGTGTTCTATCGTAATAGCTATCGTGACGATAGTGGGATTAGGTTCCTCCAACAGTCAGGAATAACAGTAGAGCAAATATAACAAAAAAGGACCCGAAGGTCCTTTTTTTATGAGTCGCCGTATATTGCTAGTATCTCCTTAACAGCATTATGACGTTCAATATCTCTATGGTCAAATTCAACTATATCAATATGTTTAGTTTGTCTATTTGCGAGTAGGCCGCAAAAATTAATCAAGCCATTATCGTTTACTCGGTCGGCTTGTGCTAAGTCTCCTGTAACTACCATCTTACTATTTTCACCCAGGCGTGTTAATAACATCTTCATCTGGTTGACCGTAGCATTTTGCATTTCGTCTGCAATAATGTATGCGTTTTTAAACGTGCGGCCGCGCATATAGGCCAATGGGCTTATTTCAATAACACCTTCCTCCAGCATTTTTGCTATGTCTTTTGTTTGATAGTACTCTCCTAAAACATCAAAAATAGGTCTTGTCCATGGTGCCATCTTTTCATTTAGCGTGCCTGGCAAAAATCCTAAATCTTCATCTACGGAAACGGCGGGTCTGGTAACGACAATCTTGTCTACGATTCCTTCTTGAAACAACTTAATTCCGTGCTGAACTGCCAGCATGGTTTTGCCCGTGCCTGCTGGCCCAATAGCAAATACAATACTTTTAGTATCATCTTGGAGTTTTTGTATGTATGTTTGTTGATTCTCATTACGAGGGTACAAACTCACACGTTGCTTCTTTTGAGGAAGGTATGGTTGAAAATCAATTACTTTAACTTCTGATGTAAAGCGTTTTTTCACTCTTGTGTTTTTACTCATCTAAGTTATGCTCCTACTCTGGTTAGAAAGTAGGACTTGTAGCGACCGCCTCGATAACTACAGAGGTCCTACACTATTATTTAACAGATAAACAGAATAATAAACTGTTAGCTTATGATTTCAACCAAGCTAAATAAGTATAATGAACTCTGGAAGATAATATGTACGATATTTTAGACGTGATACGCAACATAGACGATTTGTACGAAAATAACACCAGTTTAGCCATACTCAAGGATTTTGAACGTGTGTTAGACGAAATGGACATTTACGTTTATGATAACTGGGAAGACGGTGAACTAGCCTACGGTCCGCAAGTGGACCGTCATTGGATCACGGCTGGCTTTATGTGGCCTGCTAATAAGATGCCAGACCCAAGCGCAGGCAAGCGATTAATGGATTTAGGTTGTAAAATCAAATACGAAAAATCGCATTTCATTGAGCCCCGCAAAATTAAATCGCCGGATGACTATCGCCCTGGTACTAAAAAAGGTAAATTGGATAGAAATCCAATTTGGATTGTTGAAATCGCAATGCCTAAAAAAGTAGCATTTGATATGTACAAAGGTTACATGGATAAGATGAAAGCAGAGAATCAAGAAGTTGATAATTCTAAGACAGGCGGACAAGCAACCGCGCCTGCCGCTATGCCGGGCATGGCTGCTCCAGGTGCTATGCCTGCTCCAGGTGCTATGCCTCCGCCAGTAGGTGGCGGTGCTCCAATGGCTCCTCCGACTGGTGCTCCGGCGGCAACAATCTAAGGATGACTATGATTAACGAAAGTTTAAGGGCAGGCGACTTACGAGGCTTTGTTAAAAAAGTTGTAGAAATTGATAACTTTAAAAGCAAGATAGGTGACGATGAGGACATCGTTACAATGGCCTTTACAGTTGACCATGAAGACCCTGCTAAAGATTTAGAAAACTTTATTGAAATGGGTTTTGACTTTGTACTAGACGCCGATGTAAGTCCAGGCGAATTAGACGATGGTACATATAAAGTATATGTAGAAATAGAAAGAAGTCGTCATGTTCCGGATCAAATTAAAGAAATTTTTGACGGCGTAGCAAAGATTACCGGTATCAATGATTTTAGATTTCGATATTTTAAAAACTTTAAAAGCGTAGACGCAACTGAAGAAAATTTAACATCTGAAATCCCACTGGATAAAGACGCATACAAAATTAAAACAGAACGCAGTAATTTAGATAATTTTACTGAATTTTTTAATAAGAGTTTTGCCGAAGAAATAAAATTGTTAGACGAGTCGATTACATTTCAAAGAGTGTTTAGTGGACCTGTAACATTTGAAATTTTAAATAGTGGGCCACGTCAGGCAGTTTATGAAGGCGTTAAAGGTCCCATTGTGTTAGAAGGCAAAGACATGGCCGAAGTAATGTTTTTAACTAAAATAATTGGCAACTATAATATCACTAAAATTGGTGATACATTTATATTTGAAAACAGCAATTGGGCTGTAGCACTTAAAAGGAAACAATAATGAGCAAATTTGATTTTGAATTTACACTGGGTAACTTAAAAGAAATGGTTCCCGGTAACCCACATATTGATAGTTGGTACGAAGCAATATGCGAAATTTTACCTGACTACGATATTAATACTAAGCCGCGTGTTGCAGCATTCATTGCTCAATGCGCTCACGAATCTGGTGGTTTTAAATTTATTAAAGAAAATTTAAATTACAAAGCGGCAAGTCTACGTAAAGTATTTCCTAAATATTTTCCAGATGATGCTATTGCTGCACAGTACGCAGGTAAAGGTGAAAAGATTGCTAACCGTGTATACGGTAATCGTATGGGCAATGGGCCAGAAGAATCTGGCGACGGATACAAATATTGTGGCCGTGGACTTATTCAATTGACTGGTAAGGACAACTACACCCGTTACTCACAAAGTTTAGAAATTAGTGTAGAAGAAGCTAGCGAACACTTAACAACTTTCGAAGGTTGTGTACAAAGTGCCGCCTGGTTCTGGGAAGCTAACAACTTAAATCAGTGGGCTGACAAGGGCGACATCCTTACATTAACAAAACGCATTAACGGCGGCACTATTGGACTTGAAGATCGTATCAAGCATTATAATCACGCACTTCACGTCCTAGGAGCTTAATATGTGGATGATGAGCTTTGTGCCTGATGATTTCTTATTGTATGTTATTAATACAATTCTGATAGCAGGTGCTGTTGGCTCATTCCTCACGTTCTTTGCGTTGAATAGAATTCTTCGTTGGTTCCCAGCGATTGCTCCTTACTATCTCATTTTACAAATAGTTAGTGCGGCACTACTAGTAGGCGGTATTTACTTCAAGGGCGGCTACAGTGTAGAAATGTCCTGGCGTGAAAAGGTTAAAGAAGCGGAAGCTAAAGTTGCGGTTGCTGAAGAACAAAGTAAAGAGCTTAACACTAAGTTAGAAGAAGAACGTAAGAAAAAACAAAAAGTAAAAGTAGAGTACTATAATACTGTAAAAACTGAAATAAAAGAAGTTGAAAAAGTTATTAACGCTAAATGCGAAATAGATCCGCAAGTTAATGAATTGCTTAACAAAGCTGCAACTAATCCGGGGAAAGCAAAATGAAAAAACTAGTATTGCTACTTCCTATAGTTTTATTAACAGGCTGTTTAGCAACAGCACCAGTAGTGCCCAAGTGGCCTGAAGTTCCTAAGGAACTATTAGAATCTTGTCCGGATCTAAAAACATTAGAACCCAACAACACTAAACTCAGCACTATAATCGAAACTGTAACAGACAATTATCAACAATACTACAACTGTAAAGACAATGTAGACAGCTGGATCATGTGGTACAAGGGACAGCAGGATATTTGGAAAACACTTAAATAAAGTAGTACATTAAGGAGCGAGCGCATGGAAGATAGAAAAATGGTAAAGTGGTTATTAGCATTACTACTGCTACCACTAGGATTGGCGTATTTTAGCGGTGATAGATATCGCTACCCATGCCAAGATCCAGCAAATTGGGAAAAAGATTTCTGTAAAATGCCAGTATGTGATGTTAACAGAACTTGCCCGGAACATATTTTTAAAGGTCAACGCGACCCTAGATTAGGACCACCAAAAGATGAACCAAATAAAACAACAACTACACCGTCTCCTCAAGGGAGTTTCGGACCTACTACACAAGGAGTCAACTGTGGAAAATAATAACGTACCTATGATTTATACTGAAGAGCAGTTAATGGCTCGCTTAAAATTCTTTATCGGCATTTGTCTGTCATTGACATTGTTTGGTATTGTATTTGTTGTGCTGTACTCACTAATATTTGTAACACAACCACTTAATGCTATCAGCCCAATTGATCAAAAGTTCTTTGAATTGATTATCCCAATTGCTACATTCTTAACAGGTACACTAAGCGGTATTATGTTAGCTGGCGGCGACAAGGACGCACAGAAACAAGCATTGGCAGCGGCCAACGCAGGATGGTCTAAGCCACCTACACCAACAGCACCGGCTCCTAGCGCACCATCAAGTGGCGGATTTGGCGCAAATGTTGGATTTACCACACCTGGTGGGTTTGGTATGTCTGGTAGCTTTAATGCTCCAGCTCCAGCACCAAGTTTTGGAGCGCCAATTGCAATGACAGCAAGTGGTAAGAAAATTGTTCCAGACGTTCAAATGCCAGAAATTTAATCTAAGTTTATAACTAGAGAAAGCAATGAGCGAACTATCAGCCAGCGAGAAGAAAAAAGAAGATTGGATGAACACCAAGTGGCGTCCAATGATGGGCTGGATGTACATGGTAGTATGTATGTGTGACTTCGTTCTATTTCCTGTGTTATGGAGTTTAGTACAAGTAGTAGGTGACGGCAAAGTGGAAACACAATGGAGTCCAATCACTCTACAGGGTGCTGGACTATTCCATATGGCAATGGGTGCTATTTTAGGAATTGCTGTATATGGTCGCACACAAGAGAAGTTAAACGGTGTTAACAATAGTTCTGTGCCAGTACAACCGGTAACTCCGAGTGCTGTCAATACAACAAGTTATACACCGGCACCAAGTTGGGGGACAACTCCAATAGCAAGTAGCAAAAAGGTTGTACCTCAAGAAGAACAACCATCAATTTAAAAGGAGCGGAGCATGTTAGACACATTATTTTGGGTAGCAGTAGGAGCATTTGTAGGTTGGAATTTTCCACAGCCGTTTTGGGCTAAGATTATTCAAGAAAAAATCCAATCAATGATTGGTAAAAAAGGAGTATAATATGAAATTAGTATTAGCATTATTAACAAGTTTGGCACTAGTTGGCACAGCATACGCCGGTGGTGAAATGAAAGAAGTATGTACAGACAAAAAAGACAAAGCCGGTAAAGTAGTAAACGGCAAGGACGGAAAGCCTGTACAAGAATGTAAAAAAATCAAAGTACATAAGAAAGTAGAAGGCACTAAGGTTCCTGAAAAGAAATAATTCTACCAAACTCTTGACAGGTTCCGCCTAGTATAGTATAATTACTATATTAACTGGAACCTGTTTTTACGACTATGACTGATTATTACCAAACCCTAGGCGTTAGCGAAAACGCTAGCCCAGATGAAATTAAAAAAGCATACCGAAGCTTGGCTAATAAACATCACCCCGACAAAGGTGGCGACCAAGCCAAATTTAAAGATATTAGTGTTGCTTATGAAAATTTAAGCGACCCCCAGAAAAAAGCCGAATATGATCAACAACGAATGTACGGAGGCGGCCCGCAAGTTAGGTTTACATCCGGAGATCCGTTTGCCGATATGTTTGGACAAGGTGGGAATCCATTTGGAGATATATTTGGACACATGCGGGGCCAACAACGTCGAAATCGAGATTTAAATATTCAATGTCAAGTTACACTACTTGACTCATACTTAGGTAAACAACTAGAAGCAAACTATAGACTACCAAGTGGAAGAAATCAAACTGTTGTTATTAATGTACCGCCTGGAATTAGCCACGGAGAAACTATTCGATATCAAGGACTCGGCGACGACAGTATGCCACATGCGCCTCGAGGTAACTTAAACGTAACAGTTATAGTGTTACCTGATCAAAACTTCCAACGTGTTAATGATGATTTGTATACTACAGTACACGTTAATCCTATAGAGGCTATGATTGGATGTCACAGAACTGTTAAATTTATTACAGGCGAAGATCGAGAAATTGACATTCGGCCTGGAGTTGAAAGCGGCACTGAATATGCTAGCGCCGGTACTGGATTTAGTAATCTACAAACTAATCGTAGAGGTAGATTTGTTATTATAATTAAAATACGAACACCAAATATAACCGATCCAGACTTAATAACACGATTGAGACAATTAGATGCTGAAATTAATCAAAGATCCCGATCCAATTCTTAAACAAGAAGCAGAACAATGGGACTTTAAGAACCATGTCAATGCGGCTGTTATCGAACGAGAAATGCTAGACCTTATGCGGACTAATAACGCTATTGGCCTAGCTGGGAACCAAGTTGGACTATTACGTAGGGTGTTTGTTATGAAGTTAACAGACGGCCGTGAAATTGGTTGCTTCAATCCATGGATCATGTTTGGTGATAATGATAAAATCGAAGGCGATGAAGGTTGTTTGAGCTTTACAAATCTTTGGCTTAAGGTTAAACGACACAATAAAATTACTGCCGCATATCTTGACAATACAGGAAAACAATGTATAATAGAACTTGAAGGCCTAGATTCTCGATGCTTCCAACACGAGTTGGATCATTTAGATGGCATAACATTTACCGAATATGTAAGTGATTTAAAATTACAAATGGCACGGAAAAAACAAAGGAAACTAAATGGTTGAACCAAGCGACAATTTACAAGCAGTATTTGAAAAAGCAATCGATACTGCTAAAAAACTACACCATGAATATCTAACAATTGAGCATTTATTGTTTGCCATGCTTATGGAGGATACCTTTAGTAAATGTTTACAAGGGTACGGTGCTGATCCAGAATCTTTAAAAAAGAATTTAGCAGATTATCTTCAACATAAATGTGCTGAAATTACAGTGGCAGATGTAGTAGTTAAGCCACGCAAAACACAATCAGTTGAGCGTATTCTTAATCGTGCGTTTACACAAGTGCTGTTTAACGGACGTCAGCGAATTGAATCCACAGATGTATTCCTTGCCATGATGGGCGAGAAACGCAGTTGGGCTAATTTTTATATTGCTCAAGCTAACATTGACAAAGATAAATTTGCCGATTATATTAATAATAACATTGAAGAAGACGAAGTGGAAGAACAAGATACCAATAGCGGCAAGGCTCTAGCACAATTTACAACTAATCTTAACGAAGCAGTTAAGAAAAATAAAGTTGACCCTGTTATTGGACGAATTGATGAGTTAGAAAATATTGCGTTGGCTATGGGTCGACGCAGTAAAAATAACGTTATCTTGGTCGGTGATCCCGGAGTAGGTAAAACTGCTATCGCAGAAGGACTTGCTTTTAACATTGTTAAAGGCGCAGTTCCTGACTTCTTAAAAGAATACACCGTCTTCAACCTGGATATTAGTGCTATGCTTGCTGGTAGTAAGTATCGCGGCGATTTTGAAGAACGTTTCAAAATGGTGTTGAAGGCACTTACTAAGAAAGGTAAGACTATTCTATTCATTGACGAAGCACACATGATTAGTGGCGCAGGTTCTGCTAGTAATTCAGCTAACGATCTTGCTAACATGATGAAGCCTGCGTTGAGCAAAGGTAACATTAAAGTTGTTGCTTCAACTACATGGGAAGAATACCGTAAACACTTTGAAAAGGATCGTGCGTTGATGCGCAGGTTCCAGCGTATTACAGTCGACGAGCCTACTGTAGAAGTAACACTACAAATCCTTAAAGGTATCAAAAAATACTACGAAGGATTTCATAATGTTAAAATCAAAGACGATGCGTTACAAGCGGCTATTAAGTTGTCTGTTAAATATCAAACAGATAAAAAATTACCCGACAAAGCTATCGACTTGATTGACTTAGCGTGTAGTCGCTTTAACTTAAAGTTGGCAGACGAGCGTGTTATTACAGAACGTGAAATTCAGTTTGAACTGGCTAAAGTTGTTCAAATGCCTGAAGAAGTTATTAGCGAACAAGAAAGTGATAACTTAGCCACGTTACAAACTAAACTTCAAGACGAAGTGTTTGGTCAAGATCTTGCTGTACAAGAAGTAGTTGACAAAATTATGGTTGCGCAAGCAGGACTTAAATCCGAAAACAAACCTATTGGTAGTTTTGTATTCATGGGGCCAACTGGGTGTGGCAAAACTGAAACAGCTAAATCACTTGCTAAACATTTAGGTACTAAGTTGTTGCGTTTTGATATGTCAGAGTATCAAGAGAAGCACAGTATCTCTAAGCTAATTGGTAGCCCTCCAGGTTACGTTGGCTTTGAAGAAAATGCTGGGTTGTTAATCACACAAATTCAAGAAAGTCCAAATGCTGTTTTGTTGTTTGATGAAATCGAAAAGTCGCATCCAGATGTCAGTACAATATTGTTACAAATGATGGACAATGGTTTTATTACAGGATCTAATGGTAAGAAAGCAGACTGCCGTAACTTAATCCTTATCCTAACTACTAACGCAGGCGCTAACGAAGCAGAAAAGAATGCTATTGGTTTTGGTGCCCAGGAAAAAGACTACAGCGACAAAGACCTTAAAAAGTTCTTTACACCAGAGTTCCGTAATCGGTTGGACGGTATTGTTACCTTTAACAAACTCAGCAAGCCAACTATGGTCAAGATTGTTAATAAGTTTATCGATGAACTTAAAGAACAAGTTAAAGAAAAAGCAATTCGCATTAAAATTGATAAAGAAGCAATTGATTGGTTGATTGAAAAAGGATTTGATGCTAAGATGGGTGCTCGTCCGTTACAACGTGTTATTGACAAGGACATCAAACGTGATCTTGCTAAAATGATGTTGTTTGGAGATTTAAAGAACGGCGGATGGTTAACTGTTAGTGTCGATAATGATAAACTACAGCTTATATCTAAACCAAAGACTGCTAAAGTGCCGCTCCTGACTATCGATACTACTGTCGAAAATGCAAACCAAGATAACTAAAAAATTGTTTAGAGGACTGTACCAGTACAAGTTAGTAATAATTTGTGCTGGTGCTAGTTGGTTTCGCGGCGGCGATATGGATAGCGTGTTTAATGAACTTAAAAAAGTAACTATAACAACCGATCCATCCAAAACTGGTGCAGCAACACCGTATTATGTTGCTTGGCGAGCTGGTATCAAAACTCAAGAAGATTTAGACTATGCGTTTAAATTACAAGCTCATCTTAAAAAGCTAAATGATGTAGAAGTAAGAGTGGAATCGCCATGGATTAGTGTTTATACGAATTCTAAATCAAGCATTGATTCTACTATCAAGCTGGATAAAACTAAAATCAAATATGTTAGTGTTCCTCCTGAAAATACTTTGTTGGAACAAAATACAATTATTATGCCTAAAGTAGGATTTGATTATAGGATTACACTGGGTAAAACTATACAAAATCACAGTGCGTTTATTGGTTGGGCTGAAGCAAACAAAAAACTTAAACTTACTAAGGCGTGCAAGCGAGAACTTAGTAGAGATCGTAGTTGGGGCGGTACTCACTTCTATATTAGCGGGGATAACAACCTTCTAATGGCTAAAATGCACTTAGGCGGTTCAATAAACAAGGTTGAACGTATAATCAAAGTGTAATCTTAAAATCCCATTTGCGATAAATACACTATCCGCAGTGGATTACTGCGACTATATAAAATGGGCTGAATTATGCGTATTAGAGAGCTTTTAGAAGGCAAAAAATTTAATGACTTGGACTTTGTTAAGAAGGACGGCGATAAAACTGATATCGACTATGATTTAACAGAAGACCTAGTATTTTATATGAATAACGATGACGATGTGTATCGCCGTGTTGTTTACCCAAGTGTAGTTACTTGTACAAATCGATTAGAAAGTAATCGTAAAACTAACCCAAGTATTTTTACCAATGCGGTAAAAGAAAGTTACAAGCAGTATCTTAAAAAATTTCCAATGCGTCAATTGCCGTTAGATATTGACGAAGAAGTTTGTAAAGAAGCTTGTGAAAAAATGCATGAAGAAATATGCCAGAATCACAGCGATAGCAACCTCAAGGACTAAACAGTGTTACTTAGAGAATTGTTCTATCGAGAAAATGCTCAACCAGCTGACGACAGCATGGAAAAATACGGCCGAGCTTTTAATCATCCGGAGCATTTGGTATTCTTTAAAGGATCTCAAGGCACGTTAGAAGCCTTAAATCATTTTAAACAAATTGCCGGTGAGACAGAAGGACAAACAACTGTACGTGGTAAATGGGACGGTAATCCTCAAATTTATTGGGGCAGAGAAGTTGCCAATGGGCCATTAATTCTAGCAGGACATAATCAGTGGAGCCGTGGAGTTAAAGGCGATAGTAAAGAAACAGTATACGACTTTATTGCCAATCAAAGTGGTAAAGCAAAGACTCCTGAAGAAGTTAAACAGCGTCAACAGTTTGCTAACGAGTTTGCTAACTTGTATCCGCTATTTGATGCCGCTACTCCTAAAGACTTTGTAGGGTTCGTATATGCTGATAATTTGTTTGGAGTCGATTCGTCAAATCCTAAACGCTTAGAAAAACAAGAAGGCTATCCTAAAGGTGTTTGGACGTTCTGCCCTAATCCTAAATCCGATACTTGTTATCACGTCGATGCCGCTGGTGAGTTAGGACAGCGTATTAGTAAAGCACAAGTTATGGTTGTTGGCCATGCTAAGTTTGATACATTNGGCGCTGGTGATAGAGAACAACAGCCGATGGACGACTTTGACATGTTTAATGGCACTAGCGGATTAATTGTACAAGGGCCTGTGTATACTAAAGGCGGAAGTAATCAAGACACGTCACAAGTTGATGAATTAATCGATTATGTAATNGATGAAGTAGACGGCGTCGGTGCCAACATCGATGCGTTTATCGGTAGCTTGCCTGATCCGGATAAAAATGGAATATTTTATCCATTTTTTAATGCCATGAGTAATCTACATGCTAATAACGAACAAAGCTTCGATAGCATTACCGGACAAACTTTTATCGACTGGATGACAAAGAAAGGCGTAAGTAAGAATAAACAAGCACACGTGGTTGAGATGATCAAGCAACACCCTGGCGCACTTGACTCCATGTTAAAACTGATTAAAGACATTCGCAATATGAAAGATGAAGTGTATGCTTCATACCAAGGGCAAGGTAAACCAGAAATATGGGATACTAACGGAGAAGGGTACGTTCGCTACGCCCAGCCNGGGAATAAATATGGTAACATAAAGATTGTTCCAACATCTTGGGCACCAGGGAAAAAATCAGCATGAAATTAAGACAGTTATTTGAAAATATCTATCAAGAAGCTAGTGGCGTTACTAACGTAGCAATTATCTTTGGTAGATTCAATCCCCCGCATCAAGGGCATGCCGCCGCTTGGCGTACTGCTTCCAGTTTTGATGAATGGTTTGTTGGTACAAATGAAGGCACAGTTGGTCCGAAAGATCCTTTACCATTTAAAGTTAAGGTAGCTGCAATGAAGACTATCTATCCTGAAATTGAAGGTCACTTGGTAGCAGAACAAAGTTGGTGGACACTTGCTACAAAAGTTTATAAAAAGTACGGGCCTGTTACATTACATGTCGTTACTGATGAAAAAGATGCTAAGATATTTGTTCCTGGGTTACAGGATCAAAACGGTAAAGAAGGACCACACGGTTATTATAGATTTAAAGATATCAAGTGGGCAAAAGCTGATAGGATTTCAAGTGCCACAGACCTACGAGCTGCAGTAGCCAATGATGATCCTAAGGCATTTGAACAGGCAGCAGGAGTACCTGCTAATATTGTTGTTGCTGGCCGGCCATTCTTTGAATTAGTCAAGCATTATCTAACACCTTACTTACATCAGGCGGCAGAAAAAGAACAACAAAAAGCTGAAAGGGCTCGCCTTAAAGCAGAGAAAGAAGCTGCCAAAGCTGACAGGTTAGCAAGCAAACAACCAACAAGTCAAGAAGAGCCAGAAACACTCGCAGAGAAGATTCAAAAACTTGAATTGGAATTATTAGAAACATCTGAAAAACGTATTAGCAAACGTCAGCAACAAGCTACTGTAGGACTTAATACATTTGGTGATAGCGAGCATATGAACGCCGACTATACACAGTATAGATTAGGATTGGCTGTTGCTTGTGCTGACGGTGTTAATCCAATACCAGATATTGGTAAAACATGGGTAGGCAAAAGAAAATCTACGCATCCTTATACACAAGAAGAACAAGATATGCTGAAACAAGCATACAAAGCAGTTGGCGCAACTCATAAAGATTTAAACAAGGGCGATATGAAAAGTAGAGAATTAGATACTACATACAAAGTTAGCCCGGTAGCAAAACCTAAAAAGAACAAGTACGGAGTATAACGTGGACGAAAAATACCATTTAGCATTAAAAACAGCATTTGCTAGCGAATACGCTTTTGCTATTAAAGCACAAAATTTTCATTGGAACGTAGAAGGTCCGTTGTTTGTACAACTACACGAATTGTTTGAAACTATCTATACAGAAGTATATGGTAGTATTGATACATTCGCAGAACAGTTGAGAGCATTACAAGTGTATACTCCAGCAAGTCTAGCAAAATTTAGTATGCTCACAAAAGTCGAAGACGAAAATGCTGTTCCAGAGTTTCACGGAATGTTAAGCGAACTATTAGAAGATAGCGAAAAAATGGCTAACATTTTCAAAATGGTTTTTAGTATGTCAGAGGCGGCAGGAGATCACGGCCTAAGTGACTTCTTAGCTAGTCGACAAGATGCTCACAAAAAGCATAGTTGGATGTTGAGATCTTGTTTAAAATGAAACAGTATAAGATAACTACGGCAGACTTGAACCAATCTAGCGATGAAGATTGTTATTTGGCTCCAGAGGATCCTATACACGAGTTGAAAGCATTAGCTGGTATGGGCGGGCTNGGTGGCGAAGCAAGATTACACGAGTATCGTGCTAGTCAAGGAAGTAATATTAGTGTAACAGGCATGGAGAAGGGCGACTTGATGAAGCAACATAATATCAAGCCTGGCACACCTGAATGGTTTAAATTGTGGTTTAGTTTGCCGTTTATGACTGGCGAAAAACCAGTAGGAAAATAAAATGAAAGTCCATGAGATTTTATCAGAAACTGCTACAGCTGGCGCTACTAGTTCAGGAAATATAGCAACAGTAGTAAGCCCACACCTTGCCATTGGCAAGAAACGTGGTAGTAAGAGTTACATCGGTGATCCGTGGGGCGGAAAATCAGGCACTAAAGCCCCTAAACCACCGAAAGTTAAACAGAAAAAGAACAAAAACGGCACTGCTGTAAATGCTTTGGACATGAAAGGTACAAGTATTTTCGGCGGTACTACTATCAAAAGACGCTAAATATATTATAACGGAGTTTAAATCATGCAAGACATGCAACCAGATAACACAATGAACGCTTTGCCTAATGGCGAAGTTGACCGCGAAGGCGCAATGGCTAAAGCGGATTTATACAAGCTAGCTAACTACTCATTAAAGCTATTCAAAAAGGTCCAAGACGAAGACCAGATGGAAGCATGGGTACAGGCTAAGATTACCAAAGCCGCTGACTATATTGCCAGCGTATATCACTACTTAGAATATGAAATGAAATTTAGTGAATACGGTGATCACCTGTCCAACGCTGAAGTGTATAACGAAAGCATGAGTCCAGAGCTTAGAAACAAGTTGATGGAAGCTAAAGAAAAGATTAAAGAACTTAAAAAACTCCAAGCTGATAAACAATCTGGTAAAGAAAAGAAAGTTGCTGAAGGTATTCTAAGCGGTGGCGAAGAAACTTGTACAGAGTGTGGTGGATCTGGTATGATTTACAGAGAAGCAACACCGGTTCCAGCTCACGTTAAAGATAAAGTTGAAAAATACAAGCGTCAAACTAAAGCATACCATGCCGCGTCAAAGCGTATCGATGCTAACAAGAATGGTATTCCAGACGACGAAGAAGTTTCTGAAGACTCCGACGATAAAGAAATGAAAGTTGGCGATACAAAGAAAACTCGCACTGGCGAATTAACTAAAACTTCAACTGGCGTAATTCACAAGAATACCAGCTACAAAGATGAAGGCGATGAAATTGCTTCAAACGCTAAATCAGGTAAAGGTATTAAGAGTCATGCTAAAGCACAATCGGCCGCTGAAAAGAAAGAAAAAGCTCCGGCACAAAAGATGTCTCCAAAAAGTGCCAAGACATGGGGAATGAAAGACAGCGAGAAGTTTGACAACAGAGACGGTGCTCCTGCTAAGCCAAAGAAAGAAAAAGAAGTTGACGAAACTTACGGCCAGGGCATTTATGCTGAAGGTAAAGGCAAGAAGCCAGATTTCCTAGATATGGATAAAGACGGTGACAAGAAAGAGCCAATGAAAAAAGCTGTTGCTGATAAGAAAGCAGGCCCAAAGAAAGGTGTCAATCCATTTGCTAAGAAAAATGAAGGTATTGTAAATACCGCCGTAAAGAGTGTTGTTGGATTAGTAAAGAAGCCGGCCGCAACAACAGCCGAGAAGAATGCTGCAGCACATGCGGCTAACAAAGGCAAGAATATGCCATCTAGTGGAAATGCCGCAGACGACTACGACTATTCCACTGGTCGGGATAAAGTCTTAGGCGGAGAAAA